GAGAAAGATTTTTCCGAAATTACTACTGGAACTTAAAAAAAAATTAAATGGTATATGCCCGCAGAAGAATTGTCCGTAGTGCACGTCGTCCTGCTCGTCGTGCCCCTGTTCGTCGCCCTACTCGCCGTGCTCGCGTGGTTCGTTCGAGGCCCACCCGCAGAATGTACCGTCGTTGAAGTTAATTAAATAAAAGGTTTATTGACCAAAAGTTGTTGTAAAGTGTTCCACGTTAGATAAGCGTCTCATCAAAGCTGCTTGTTGTTCTGATGTCGCTGTGTTTGCATACCATTCAGATGGTGCGATATTAGACATTATCCACCATCTTACTGTTTTGAGGGGTATTTGCCCCCCTTTAATCTCGGCAGCACAAGGGTATCTGTCGAGCCAAGTGAGCATGTGTTGGATCCCGATGACGCCGGTGAACTCGTCCATGATGATGTTTGGCTCTCCTCGATAGCCATCCCACCATTTTGTTGACGCAGATTTGATGTAGAATTCCTCTCCAGCTTCGATGAAAGCTCGATGGGATTTTCCACTTCCAGTAACGCCCCAGAAGACATTAACTTCTTGTATAGCCCGCGCTCTTGGTCGACAATAGTCTTTCGCAATTGCTCGAAGGGAATGATAGTTGCGGATTCGTACATCCGAAGGGATTCCAGGATTCTCGATGTCGCCCGCTTTTGCCAATTCATACACTGTGTCCCAATCAGTTTCGGAATTCCTCTTGAATGGCAGTTTTCCAAGTTGGAAACGGGTTCCGGGCACACTCGTCTCCTCTTTCCACACGTAGTCGTTTGCAGCTTCAGATTTGGTTGGCTCGGCGTGAGCATCTCCGAAAATGGCTCGAACCGACTGGAGTCTGACTTGATTGGCGAAGACGGCAAGAACTTGCCAGTGCAAAAATCCACCACTTCCTTGTCCGGACTGCTCCATAGACCCTGATGTCGAAGTCCCTCCTCCCGTGCCCTCTTCAAGTTGGCCCTTAATATAGGTGATTCCAGGGGGGAGGTAAGGCAGGAAGTCTTGGTGACGTATAGTGAGGAGCCAATATCTTGCTTTGGGGTAGTTTGGCATTTATGACCAGTAGATTTCAAATAAGTAATTCCGTTGTTAAACCAGTTATTCCAATCTTCTTGTGTTTTCATTCTAACCAAGGTAATCAGCCAGAAGCAAAAGCATTTTAAGAACTAACCGAAGAAGATTTATTGAACAATAATTGTGCATACCAAAAAATGTGCACAAATTCACCCGCCTTTTATAGAAAAAGCCTCCTGAGAATTTTCAACCATAGAACGTCATGGAACATGTACACATACACATGGTTACCCAGCAACCGCTGCGCCATTGGGTTAAGGTTAAGGTTAAGGGTGGCTGCGCCACCCTATATATTATGATTATTAAGCTGGAAAGAAAAGTGCTCATGCGCCTGCGGCCCAAAACGCGCAGCCAAGGCCAGTTTATGGAGAAGCTAGTTTGATTATTTTAGTCACAACAGAGCGTAAGGCCGGGCGCGGCCGTAGCGGGGGACAAGCTTACCTCCGTGTGGTAACAGCGCTGTCCGCGCAAGGACGCCCCCCGGCGAGGTCGCGGTAGCGGGTCGGTGCGAAGCAACGGCCCCCCCATCGATCTGTAGAACGCCGACGCAATATTGGAAAATTGTGTCTCGGCCAGTATTACCTACAGATCGACAAGACACGAGACATTAATTAAATCGAGACATTAATTAAAATTTCGGGAGCAATGCAATGAGAATCGAAATAATGTTTGTGTCTTGTTAAAAAAATGTCTTATCAATATTATAATTTATTGAACCCGTCTAATTTTCCGCCATCTGATTATTGGCGGGATAGATTTTATAATGGTCCACCGGATATGCCTTTACCGTTACCGGGCAATATTGATTTTTCAGATCCTATGGCACTTGTAGAACCTATTGCTACTGGTAATCCGAACCCAGGTTCAAATACAATGACTGAAGAAGAAAATTCTGATGATGAAAAAAAAAATTATAATATGGGTGGCGGTAGATATTCTGGTTCCGTACAAGCGACCAAAAATGTTAATTTGAAAAAGAAGGGAATGAAGTTTATTTTCGAAAGCTCTGGTAAAGTTTTCGATTATAATTGTGTTTATGTTGGTCACACTTCATGTAATTTGGATCGCGCTTTGTTGGTAGTTTGTTGTGCACTTGTTCGTGCCATGTTGGCAAAAATGGGTTTTAGTACTAATAATCCTTGGGATTTTGCTTATCCTACAGATGCAATTTGGCAGGTAGATGTTAAAAATTTTCCTACTGCTCCAGGAGTTTCATCTGATTATCAAACTACTATTGTTAGTACTCCACAAAGTATTTATCAATTGGCTTCTGTTTTGAAGACTAAAATTGATACCATTTATAACTCAACTCCTAATGCTATTGTGTCTGTTTTACGTACAGTTCCTAGAGTCGATTTAGGAATTTACAATGTTACGACATTGTCTAAACAGATCAATTTAAATACTGCCATTGTAGATTTGTCTTGTATTAGTATTTTGAAAATTCAGAATACTACGAAGCATTTAAATACCGCTGGAAGTGGTCAAGATGAATATGCTACTGCTGTTGATGCTGCACCTTTAAATGGAAAGATATATCGAGGTCCAGGTCAGGGCATGTATGCGAAAGCTGAAGATGCTTCTCCTGTTTGGTTGATCGATGGTGGCGGTATAGGTGCCACTGGTGGAGCTTTTGGAATGATATTGGCAGCAGCAGGTCAGTATGAGGAGTATCAAGAACCTATTAATGCTGAACAGATGTATTATTGTCAGAAATCTAACGGTGTTAAGTTCCAACCGGGAGAATTGAAAAGTTCTCATTTGAAATTTTATAAGAAATCGACGGTTAGTAGAATGTTTCAACGATTGGGATTAGTTCATGGTAGTTTGTCTTGGGTTGTACCCGATTATGGAAATTTTCAAATTTTTGGATTGGAAAAAATGATTGGTATTAAAGGTACCAATCCTGAAGATAATCCTGCAGTTGAGATTGACTATGAAGTCAATAATGAGTGGATGTGTTATGTGAAACCTGTTAATGAGTTGAATCCTCCGCAATATTTTGAGAAAGATTTTTCCGAAATTACTACTGGAACTTAAAAAAAAATTAAATGGTATATGCCCGCAGAAGAATTGTCCGTAGTGCACGTCGTCCTGCTCGTCGTGCCCCTGTTCGTCGCCCTAC